ATGTAATTTATCATCTACAGTTTCAGCGTGCATACTAGACCCACGATTTAAGTCTCCATTAAGTAACTCTATTACCTCTAACCCCTCAAATAAATCCTCTGTAACGCTATTAATTTCGCTATTTGTCTCATTGCTTTCTGGAAAATACATTACATCAAATAAATACTCTCTAAAGCTTTGTTTGTTTGGGTGCGGTGTCTTACTTGGATCTATTGATTTAATAAAAAAGCAAGGCTCCTCAAAGCCCTGCTCTACCGTTTCAGTATATATGCTATAATCATCACCAAATATTTGATTTAACCTTATCGAAATAGCATCTATTAATTTGTTTATCATTCAAAGCACTTCCTTAAATAAATCATTAACTTTTGTTCTAATATTCTAGGTGCTTGGGCTTCTAATTCTTTTTCACTTATAGTTAACATAAAAGCTCCTTCAACCCATCCTTTTCCACCACGTTTTCTGTGTCCAAATTCTCTATAACTTGCGTATTCTGTTGGGTTAATTATAGTTATCTCATACATATTGCCCCTTTTGATTACTGGCAAGGCATATGCAAAGGCTTTAGCGTTCATTCCAGTTCCATGTGTCCACCCTCTTCTTAGTGTTCCACCTACTTTACCGGAACTTGCAGGATATTGACCAACTGGTGTACGTCTAATTACTTTACCTAATAATCTTGCTGTTAATTCTCTTGAACACTCTCTACAAAACGCTTCAATATCTCGGCTTTGCAATTTCTTTAACTTATCATTAACCCTTTTCAGTTGTTTAAAATCAGCACTTCCCCATCTAGCCATAGTTAACTCCACTTCTCAAATAGCTCTAAAACTATTTGTTGATGATTGCGATGTAACGCTGGTTGACCACTATTTTTAAACGATAAGGCTTTGTTATCTCTGGTAACAACTATTTTAGATCCTGCCTTTATGACTATATCCGGATTTATAGATAACTTTGCAGCTTGACCAATCTTTCCTACGCCATCATCAATTGTAGTAGATGTAATAGTTTTGAAAGATAACTTGCATGGTATGTTTTCGTGAACTATTTCCCATTTATGCTTAGTTTGCTTTGTTACTGGATCTTTGTAAGGCAAGTACTCATATATATTACAAGTATCAAAGTACATCTTTTCAATAGACTTCCTTGCTTTACTGATATCTACCATTTCAACCTCCTAAAACTAGCAAATTCCCCCTTGCCTGTATCCATAAGAGATCTAATTAGTTTATCAAAACGTTGTTCTGGTGTTTGTCCTGCTTCGACTGCATATGTAACAGAAGTGTCACCGTCTTGGATTTGTTTTTCTATCAAATCAATATCATACTCAGTTAATTGTCCACTTTGTTTCTTCGAAAACAAAAATTCCCCACAAATTCTATCAATTTCTACTTGATATAATCCGTCAGGAATTTCAGTTATACTACATTCATTTTTTATTTTATTTTCTACTTTATCTATTACAAAATCTAAAGCTAAACTATCGGAGTCAAGTAAGGTATATCCAAAAAACTCAAACCTGTTTTTTATATCTTCTTTTAATAAATCTTTTTCTATTTTAATCATTTCTTTTACCTCCTATTGGAGTTTAACCCTTTGATATAATTTGAGCTATTGCTATTGCTTTACGATCTATATATTTAGATGCTCCATCACTTACAAGAGTCCAGTTAGCACCATTTGCTAATTCTGCATTGGTTGGCGACGAGCTTGATTGCGCTTTCTTTTCATATGAAATTCCATACGGTGCGAATACTTTTCTTTGTCTAGATATTAATGTATCTTGTCCACCGTTTGTATATGGATCTCTAGACATTTCATAAGGCGTTTTAGCTCCTATATTCTCATAATCAAAAGCTCCATCACCTAGTATATAAGTAGTGTAAGCAGTGTATGCTTCTGTAGTTTCTGTTTTAGCAACATCTTTAATTGGCATTGAATCGTCTACTAAAACTACTCTGCCATTCCAACTACCCATAGCTAAGTCTCTTTGCATACCATTTTCATCTGTATAAGTAAAATATTTAAGCAACTGTAGATTTTCTAAATGAGTTGCTACAGCACTGTGCATTATTGCTAATGCAAATGCTCCTTTGTTATCCCCACAAGCCTTTTGTACTGCTTTATTTAGAGTATCTGCTGCTACAAGTGCGCTATCGCCATCATTAGTTGTTATGTCGTAAGTATGCTCTTCTATAAACTTCTTGTTTTCAGCGCCAGTCATAGAAAAAATGCCTTTTATGATAGCTAATAATATATCTTGGTCGATTTCTTCCCAATATGCACTTACTTGTTTAGCCACATTAGACATAAAGTCAACTCCGCCAGTTATATCAGTAGAGAAGTCTTTTTCTACCCATGCTTTGGCTCTACCAGTAACAATTACTCCTCTTTCAAATGTCGTAGTGCTAGTTGCAACTATATCTGTTGTTCCATCATAGTTTAACGCCTCGCCATCTAAATTACCATACATTGGCAATCTAGCATATAAAGTACCTGTTTGAGTGCTAAATGCACTGGCTATATCTGTATTACCTTTTAATGCTCTAGATTTTAATAACTCATTCCTTTTTAAGTTTGGTACATTTTCAATATAAGCTCCAAACGCCTCAGGATTAAAGCTTTTTGCATCAAATTTAGTATCTGCCATTATAATTTACCTTCTTTCTTTTTTATAATTGATTTCCCGATGCCATGTGTTCACATAGTTCGGAGTAAGTCATTTGTGTTGGATCTTTTGGTTTAGGAGGATTACCTTCTCCTGGTTTAACACCTTTGAAGCCTGGCGTTGTGTCCTCTGAGTTAAATAAAAACCCTGTGTCTTCATTTTCTCTTAAAGCTTTTATTTGTTTGTCTAAGTCTTTTATGCTGCCATCCTCTAACAGCTCTACATTATCCAATTCTAATAAAGCTTTAACCGCTTTAATATTCTTTGCCTTGGCACCTGTAAGAGACTTCTCTATAGCATTAGTTATCTTTATTTCTTTAACCTCTGCCTGATGTTTCTCATTGTTTGCTTGGTTCTCAGCTTGAAGTGTCTCAATTTGCTTGGTTAATTCCTCGGCATTTCCAACATTATTTTTTAGTTCCTCTAGTTGTTTATCTCTTTCAGTAACATCGGACTCTAACTGTTTCTTTCTATTGTTAACCTCGTCAAATCGCTCTTTAGGTACATAAACCTTTAATTCTTCTTTAGACGCTTCCTCAACCTTCTTAGCATCTTCCTCGCTTAATCCAAGCTCTATAAGTTCTTTCTTTGTCATTCTTTTTACCACCTTTCAAAAACATTTGTTATCACAGTTCAGTCTGCGTATATTTGTCTTTGTAGTTTTCGTCCAAAATACCAAAATGACGGAATCATTGCATAAAAATAGTACCCTATAGGTACATTTGTTTTGTTACTTCTTCCAGTAATTGTCTACCATTTTCTTGATTTTTTCTGAATCAATTTCTGTTATAGCAATGGGTTTTTCTTTTAAGCATTCTAAATACTTAGCCTCAGCTATAATTATATCTGCGTATGACTGTTCAAACTTTTCATATGCTTTACTTAATTTTTTATGGTTATCTGTTCCCGAGACATATACTAATCCTTCTTGCAACTCTACAAGTCTATTTCTTGATTCTATTACTGCCTCTATTCTTTTTATAGCAAGTAATTGCTCGCACATATTATTCATTTATAATCCTCCTATTTAATGTATTTTTTATACCATTCGCTATAACTTATATTACTTGGTACATAATAAAC